TATGAAAGTGGAACTTTCTTTGTTTGTATTACAGCACCAGCGCTGTTTTTGTTTAAAACGTATATATTATTAAAGAGCGAACCAAATATAGCAACGCTTTTTCGTATACGTTCATGATAAAAATATTCATTCAACATTTATTGTACATCCCCAAATGGATTCGTTTCACTAAAATCTAAGAAACTCATGACATCATTAGTAGTTTCGAATACACTATTTTGTTCAGTTTTATTTTGTTCTAAACTTTCTGTGACAGCAGATGGAGTTGCTACATTATTTGAAAGTGTACCAAAAACCGATCTTCCAACAACCGGTAAGTGGAATGCACCATCGTCTGCACCGAAGTTGACCAAGTGTAGGATATTATCAGAATCACTCCATGCCGCAACTTCACCAGTTAAAATAGCACCACTTGTAAATACCTGTGTAACATTTTCACCAATAGTATATCCATTAGTAGTACCGTCACTATCCATTGTAAGAGAAACTCTATATCCAAAGTCTGATTGAATACTATTAACATCAGCAATACCAGTATCTAAATCTTCGCCAGTATATTCGAATAACTGACAGCGCATCTTGTATGTAGGAAGATTACTTAATTGATAAAATGGAGATTCATGCTCAACGTGCAGAATCTCAAATAATTTATTTGAAAGTGATAGCCAAATAAGGTCACCTTCTTTTGGTCTTAATACTGTAATAGCATTACTAGAAGATGCAACAACCTGCGACCATCGTTTCCTTGCAACTATAAACGTTGCTTCATCTCGTATCTCTACGCCAAACTTAGTAAATAAATCTCCTTCACCTTCAAATCCTTCTGTATTTTCTAAATACATTTCAATTTTATAGGAAGTTGTAAAGCTGCTTGCAACATCTTCACCAAGTATTGTATTCTCGTTAACAATGGTTCGTGGAAGATAATAGACATCTTGACCATAGATCTTCATTGACTCTATGATGATATCTTCATATAGATTCTGTTCTGATCTGACTTTTTGACGAAAGTTTGGGTTACGTGCCATGATGTTATCCTATAAAGAAATCTGCTGGCACTTCGTGTTCTAGCCGTATTCTTTCTCTTAATTTATCTACATCTTGTGATGCATCATCATATATTTGTCTGCCGTTTAATGTTACGCCGCCTGGAAGTACCATGCCTTCAAACTTAATAAGATTCTGACCCCATTGCTGTTTAAACAATGCAGTCGTATATTCTTTCAACCATAGATCATTCCATACAGTTGTATAGTCTGAATCATTGATTTCTTTATAGACTTCAGCTACAATGTATTTGCCTGCTATAATATCTTTATCTGCAAAATCTCCGTGTATGTACAGTCTATTTTGTTTACGAACAAATGTAGTCTGAGGAGTTCCGTTAAGCATCATGTCAATAGTACCAAGATACTGTTGCATCATGTCATAATATGCAAGATTGCCCATAGTACCATGGATATCTGTCATATCATTTAACATCATTTGATATTTAATGTCAAAAAAGTTTGTGGTCGAACTACCTGACTGAACCTTAAATAGCTTTGTAACCTGAGTAATATCACTTGCGATTGTAATAAATTCATTAGTTACATCAGTAGCAGTTACTAAATGTTTTAAGAATGTGCGCTGTAATGCTTCACTGTGATATTCGCGCCAATACTGAAGTGACTCATCTACACGATCTTCTAATTGATCATCATCAACATTAATTTCGATGACTGGATCGCCTAAACGTCTTAGACAGTAATCAATATGGGTTTGTCTTGTACTTGGAACTGCCATAATTTATCCTTATGCTATACCCTTATTTATACTATTTAAATACAGCACATAATCAAAAAGTTTATTCTTTTAGGTAATTACGCGTGATATCAATGTTTCCTGATATCGATATTCTTTCCCCGTCATTTTCATAAAACGGAAAAACTTGGTGAAGCATTTGTGAGGGAAACATAACCATGTAACCTTCTGCTTCTTTTTCCATATTATATTACGTTGCTCTGCAAAAGACGTAGGTATTTGCATCCATATTACAAAACTGTATACCCCACCGTGATCGTGTGGTGGATTGAATTCGTGCTTCTTTTGAAAGTTAACCCAGAAACTTTCTAGATTAAACCCTTCATCCTCTTTCATAACCCTTCTCCAAGGTGGGCCAAAAGACTCAATGTGATTATTAATAAATGTAGGAAGCAACTCGCTTCTAAATTCTTCAAGCAAAGGAGAACTTGTGTCTAACCGTATAGATGAACTAATGTTTCCTGCTAATTCAGGCTTCATATCATCTGGCTCTTCTCTTGCTTCGTTGATTACTGTCCATATATTTTTCACAACGTCTTCTGATAGCTGCCCTTCGACAACTCCTACGTTTGGAAAATTTCGCGTCATTAAGTCCATAATTAATCCTTATTTATACACCGTAAAATGGTGACTTGCTAAGATGCCAGTTGTTTTTTTCTGTAGTCATAAGTTACCCAATCGGAATATTGCACCAAACCCACTCAACTTTATTGATATGGGTTTTAATGTACATTTATGGTTGAGGGAATTTAGTTTTAATACGGGCAACTTCTGTCTGCCACGCAGCTAGTCCATTTTCAGTGATGTACTCTATCTGAGTTTCGAGTGGACCATATTCTTTTTTACGTGAAATTAACCACTCTGGGTCTGCGTCTTCTTCTGAAGTATCATAAACAACAACTGAGTCTGCAAGTGTATTTGGAGTAACTGTGCCTACAGTGCTTGTTGAAATCCAGTCAGGGTTTCCTTCGTTAGTTTTCGTTGCGTAAGTACCAACTCTAGTATCAAACACTTCTTTTGTGTCATCGTCTAATACTGGAACATCGGCCCATGAACCGTCAGCAAAATCTACTCGTGCGCTTCCAGCAACTAATTCTCTTATCGTATACTTCATAGTTATCTTTCCTTATTTCCAGTTTCCAATGGGACAACTTGCAGATTTTAAGTGAACTTTGAGCTTCATAATGCACATACATTTCTTGCACTGTGAAATGCTTGCTCTAAACCACTTACATTCTTTACATATAGCATATCGTTCTGAGGCTGTCATTAAGTATATGCTCCATTAATAGTCCCATCAGCTGTGTCGATGATTGTGTAAGCTGATACTCCTGTGAATGTGATAGCTCGTCCAGCCGCTCCGCCATCAGCTCCAGCAGCACCATTTGTGTGATTTCCGTTTGCACCTGTGCTACCGTTTGCACCTGCAGCTCCAAAAGCCCCACCATTTCCGCCAGCCCCACCGTTTCCAGCCGAAGAACTTCCACCACCAGACCCATTTGCTGCATCTTGCCCGTATCCTTGGCCTATGCCACCAGCACCCCCAGCACCACCACTTGTGTACTGATAATAGTTGCAGGTGTAATTATATTTGTCGCAGTTGTCAGTATATTGGCAACAACTACCTCTAGTACATCCAGCATCACACTGATGGGTTCCGCCCCACCAATTATAAGTAACTCTAAAGTGAGTACTGCAAAGATTATGGTTAGAACATTGAGTCCCTGCTGTAACTACAGCCCTCGATTGACCCCCAGTTCCACCCGCATTTCCTCCGCCCCCTCCACCACTGATAGTAGATCCTGAGGCCATGTTGATTGTAATGCCAGTAGATTGGATAGTCATAGCTGTTGCACCAGCACCTCCATTTGCAGCACCAGCTACACCATTGATATCTCCTGCGAGGTCAATAATTAAAGTACCACCCATACTAGCTGGGGCGGTTATAATTCCCATAACAGTACTAGCACCTATAGTATATCTCTTAGCGGTATCGCCTGCCCAACTGCCAGATTCACTATTATCGAATAGTGTTTTTAAATTAGCACTTGATGCCGCAGAAGCAGTTAGGCCTAACTCGTTAGATTTACCAAAGCCATCAGACATATCAATAGCACCATTTGCAACACCAAATAAGCCACGTACAGCAGAGCCGCCCATGTTTATAGCATCTGTAGCTGTCTCACCAAGTTCTACGTTTACTTGTTTTAGGGAAATTGAATTACCAGCAGCAGGTAATGCCATGCTTTACTTTCCTTCTAATTCTTTAACTTTAGCTGAAAGCTCTTTAATTGCTTCAATTAAGTAGCCTGTGATATTACCGTAGTTTACACTAAGTGTACCCATTTCATCATCTGCGGTGCGTACAAGTTCTGGTGCTATCTTCTGCAATTCTTGTGCAATAACACCTGTTGAAGCCTGGCCTGTTGCATCACGTACATAATGTACTCCTCGCATCTCTATTACTTTAGATAGCGCATCAGGTATTGTAGTTATGTTAGATTTTAGGCGTTCATCAGAGAAAGCAGTAACATCGTTGTTGAATGTTGCCGCACCAGCCGCTGACATATCAAGGGTAAGGGCTGTAATTGCTGAGCCACCATCATTACCTTGGAATATCATATCTTTATCAGATACAATAGACTTAAAGGTTAAGTTACTTGAAGCAAAATTTATATTACCCTCATGTGTTCCAGCCGATTTTAATAAAATGTCATCACCAGCGGCATCAAGGATAAGGTCTCCTGCAACGTCAATAGTAAAATCACCTGTATCTGTTATTGATCCATCTAATATAACCGTACCACCTCTGGTAAGATTACCACCAGCCGTAATAGCACCTGTAGCGACCGTACCTGACGTTGTAATTGTTGAAGAGCCGTTATTTATAGTACCAAAGCCACTAGTAATAGAACCTGCATTTAATGCTCCTGTAGTAACCATAGCAGCACCACCAACACTTTCCGCTGCCATATAAGCAGAGACAGTTTGAACAGTAGTCATACGCATAGTACCACCGTCATTAATAAGGATACCATCTCCATCAGCTACTGCTGTTGTGCCTCTAGAAGTGCCTCCGTCAATAAGGTTAATCTCAGCGGCAGTTGTAGTAACCCCATCAAGGATGTTAAGTTCTGCGGCTGTACTTGTAACTCCGTCTAAAATATTTAATTCTGCGGCTGTGGATGTTACTCCGTCTAAGATGTTAAGCTCTGCTGCGGTAGAGGTAACTCCATCAAGTATATTTAATTCTGCAGCAGTTGATGTTACACCGTCAAGAATGTTAAGTTCTTCAGGAGTAGATGTAATTGCTGTAGCACTAACTGCGGCTAGTACTGGTATTGTACCACTTTGGTTTGGTAGTTTAATAGTTCTGTCAGCATCAGGGTCTACAATAGTAAGAGTAGTTTCGTTACCGTCTGCTGTTGCACCTTCAAAAACGACAGCATTTTCAGCGTTCATCGTTACTGTATCTACTACAGTAGTCGTACCACCTACGACTAAGTTGCCTGTAATAGTAAAGTTTCTAAAACCTGTGTAGTCTTTATTTGAATCTAATATAACTGCTTTAGAAGCTACAGCCGTACCAATTGCAGTAGAGCCAATATCTAAAGCATTAAGCTCTCCTACAACGGCAGTGATACCATCCAAGGCATTAAGCTCTGCGGCTGTCGAGGTTACTGCAGTTCCATTAATAGATAAAGCATCTGTTTCTAGTGTACCATCAATATCAGCGTTACCTGAAATATCTAATGAACCAGCATCTAATTCACCTGAAATAGTTAGGTTTCGCATACCTGTGTAGTCTTTGTTAGAATCAAGTATAACAGCCTTAGATGCTACTGCTGTACCGACTGCTGTTGAACCTATGTCAAGAGCATTAAGTTCTCCTACGACTGCAGTAATACCATCAAGAGCATTTAATTCAGCGGCAGTAGATGTCACACCGTCTAATATATTTAGTTCTGCTGCAGTAGAAGTAACACCATCGAGGATGTTAAGTTCAGCAGCCGTTGACGTTACACCATCAAGGATATTAAGTTCTGCAGCAGTACTTGTAACTGTTGTACTATTTATAGATAATGCATCTGTTTCTAGTGTACCGTCAATGTCTACGTTTCCTGATATATCTAAACTAGCTGCTGTTATCTCACCACCAACTGTAAGAGTTGTAGCCATGTCTACAGCACCATCTATGTCCACGACATCTAAGTTAGCAGTACCGTCAATGTCTATGTCGCCAGAGATGTCTAGTGAAGCTCCAGTTAGGACTCCAGCTACAGCAAGTGTTGATGCCATATCCACAGCACCATCAATATCTACCACATCTAAGTTAGTTGTACCGTCTACGTCTAAGTCACCGTTAAAGTCTACGTTACCTGCTACTGCAAGAGTTGTAGCCATGTCTACTGCACCATCAATATCTACTACATCTAAGTTAGTGGTACCATTGACATCTATTGCGCCTTCTATGTCTAAGCTACCTGGTATCCCAACAACAGTGGTTCCTGTTGCAATTGTTATAACATCAGCATCAGCATCATTTTTAATTGTTATGTCATTTGTAGAACCTTGACCTGTGAGGATTAAGCCTTCAGCACTTGTAAATCCTATAGCAGCGTTATCACCAGCAGCTGTATCGCCGTCTGGTTCGAATGTTGCGGCTGTTGCAACTCCAGTTACATCAACAGAGGCGAGTACAGAATTACCTGCAATATCTATTGCACCAGATATATCTAGTGTTGCTGCGTCTAATTCGCCTGTGATTGTTAAATTTCTTTGTCCAGTTGTATCAATATTTGCATCTGTAGTAACTACTTTTGAAGCTATAGCAGTACCAGCTGTGAGTCCATCAAGTAGTTCTAATTCCGCTTCAGCAAGAACTGCACTACCAGCAGTAAACGCTGTGCCTGTAATTACTCCACTAGCAGTAATTGCAACAGTCGTAAGAGTACCTGCAACATCTACTGCACCTGAGAAGTCACCTGTTGCTGCGTCTAATTCGCCTGTGATTGTAAGATTTCTTTGGCCAGAAGTATCGATGTTTGCGTCAGTAGTAATTACTTTTGAAGCAATTGCTGTACCAGCCGTAAGTCCATCAAGTAATTCTAGTTCGGCTTCGGCAATAACAGCATTACCAGCCGTAAATCCTGCACCAGATACTACTCCAGTTACATCTAGTGCACCAGCTGAACTAAGCACCATTTTACTACTTGCAGCTTCAGAGGATCCTGTCATAAAGACAAGCTCTGAAGCATTGCTAGAAGCTGTAAATGTACCTTCAGCTACAGCCCAGATTGCTGCACCTACGAGTAGAGCATCTGTTCCGCTTCCTTCATCAGGTGCGTTAAATTCTAGTTTACCTAGGACACTACCATCGGTGATTGTGGTGTCTGAACTTCGTAATGTCAAAACACCACCAGTAGCAGTATTAATTATTCTGCTAGCTAGGTCGCGAGATCTACTCATATGATATTATCCTATTCTGTATTAGGTTCCGATACAGCATCATCTGCCGGAGCTTCTTCTTTTGTACTGGCTACTAAAGCAGCACTAAATGATCTAGATGCGACTTGGGCTTGATCTAATGCAAAAGACGCATTCCCAATTTTTACTTGCAAATCTTTAAGTTGCCTTACTATATACTGCTGTTGTGCAGTCATGTCATTTATAATATATGATTCACCATCTATTGTCATAGTTTCTGCAATCACTGCGTTTTCGTTTGTCATTTCAAATATTTCCCTGTTAAATTAATTATTAGTATCATTATATTTATACATTATAAATTGATGTATTCTTCTAGAGTTATATTTTGTATAACTCAAAAACTTATTAACCTTCTAATGCCGTGATACGAGCTTCAAGCTCTTGTATTGTTTTAACTAAAAGTGGAACAAGAAAGCTGTGGTCTATCTGTTGCATAACTGCAGCACCGTCTTCGTCTACTGCATCCTTAGTACCTGTGATTGCTAGAGGTACTACACTTGAAACTTCGTGTGCTAGAAAACCATCAACAGTTCTATCTGGATCATTAATAAAATTAAACCTAGCAGGCTTTAGTTGCTTAAGTCTTGTTGTTGCATCCCATGTATAGTCTACGTTTTCTTTGAGACGGTAGTCTGATGAAGTGTTGAAGCCTGTAGCAGTAGTTCCATTTTGGCTAATGCTTCCAATTGCGGAGTTATTAAAACTAAATAATTGGAATGAATAACCACTACCAGCACCAGTAGGGTGACCTATATTAAGTGTCATTCCATTACCACTTTGGTACGAAAATGTAGCACCAGCGGCGGGCCCGCTGCTATTGCTACCACCAATGTATACATCACCACTTCCCCCGTCGAGAACAAATGCTGTTGCAACACCATTTGATTCAATGCGGAAATCTTGGTCTACACTATCTTCGTTAAATACTGTTTCTGTAGGATATATATGAAATTTATCTCTTTCAGTTCCTGCTGTCATAGTTGTGATATAAAGTTCACCATCTTCTGAACCATTTGTTGCGTCAGTCATTCTTGTAAACATTGCAACAGTTCGTATTTTATCTGAATTTGCATCTTCCATATAAAAAGATATTTTTCCACCAAAATCACTACTAGCACCACTGGCTGAATTACGATAAAGTTCTAATCCTGGCCCACTAGCAGCATCAGCATCAGTAGAAACTAATGAGAGAACATCACTATTATCTGCAACTGTGAGGGTAGTATTTCCTGCCGCTAAAGTGCCAGCAACAGCTACGTTTGTTGTGCCAGTTGGAATAGAAATAACGTCTGCATCTGCGTCATTCTTTATAGTAACATCATTAGTACTACCCTGCCCTGTAAGTATCAAACCTTCAGCAGCAGTAAATCCCATAGCTGCATTGTCACCTGCTGCTGTATCACCTTGGGCGTTAAGAGTAGCAGATGCTGTAATGTCAGCCGCACTAATAGATCCACTAAATGTACCACCATCTTTGGCACTCACTGCGTCAGCTACACTAAATATGTCAAACACTAGCAACTCTACTGTGTCA